GAGCCGACGTGAAATAATCATGCCGTTTACCACGGGTGAGCAAGACATAATCGGCTGGATCGTCTGGGCCATCGCCCTTGTCGACGACCACCGAGTCTTGAAGATTTTGATCTCGAAACCATTCGTTATAGATGAGATTATAGGCACGGTGCCACATAGACGAATGTTCGAGGTCCGGGATTCCTGGGGGAATACCCATATAGTCGTGCAATGACGAGTTGTCATAGCCGCTTACAGGAGGAGAGCTCATCGTGGGGATGATATAATCCGTACTGTCGTTCGGATTGTCTTGTGAGCCATTGAATTTTTCCCAATTATCCCAGATGAGGCGCATAGGTACAGCAAAGAAGAAGCTGTCAATCCATAGATTGTCCATGAACGGATGTATAGGAGTTGCGAGACGGCCGAAGCCGGTCATCTTGAGGTTCATGGTATCGCCCGGAACAACCTCATCGACAAAGACAGGTATTAGTTTCGCTACGTCGAATGTGGTTTTGAGCCCGTGGGCACGATTGAAGCTGGAACGCGGTATTTCCGCTTTCGGGACTTCAGAGAATTTGTGTGTTTGTGCGCGTTTAACCACGGGTCATTTCCTTCTGATGGGCGACGTCAGCGCCATTGGCGAGAGGATTTTTAAGGGATGGTGTTTCAGCCATCATAAGCTCTTGTGACAATCCGATGATCTGGGTAGCAGTCAAGATCATTTTGATTTTCTTCAATGGCATGATCTGACCGGAGGCATCATCGAATGTCCCGAGCTCATAGAGAGTGTAATCCTCGGGATTTTTATGAAAAGGGTGGTCTTCCTGCCTGACTGCATCAGCGAAGACACGTTTTGCCATGCCCTCAGTATGCTGGAAGAACGGAGGCATGAAGCAGTTTGCTTTTTCGTCAAAGACAGAGAATGTTTTATGTTCCATTTAGAGAGTCCTTTTCAGTTGAGTGAGACGTGCATTTAAGCACTTTTCCCTGACGCGGAGGCGTTCAGGGGTAGAATCTGGCGCGCGAAGTCTGGCGCCAGTGTTCCGACGAGCTTTCAGTTTTTGCAGCTGGTCGGGATCGACGACCTCATACGAGCGGTCGTAGAATTTTGGTGGTTTGCATTTTTTGCCATTGAGGACAACGAAATCAGAGGGATAGACGTCTGTTTCGTATTTTTTGAGCCATTCCGCCCCAATTCCTGGGCGTCGGCTCATTTGGGTATATTCGGGCTTGCGCTCGTGTATCTCTCCGTGTTCGTCGAGGTAGGTGTAATGTTCCTCGGCTTTTTCGCCCGTGATTTTTTTCATGATATAGCGTGCGACATAGGCCGCACTTTGGAATGTGACATCACCCACAGAAGCGAACCCAAGGGGATCGCCATATTTTGTAGACCAGAGCTTATCTAGTTCGGCCGACTGGTATAGTGGCACTCCATCTCGTTCTGAGAATTGAACTCGGTCGCTAAAGTCATGGTTGAACAGACAAGCGTGGTAGTGAGGTCTCGCGAATTGCTCGCCGTATTCGCCGCACATGTAGAATCGCACCCCGGGGCCGTACTTTTTTCGTAGGCGCTTAGCGAAGAGCACCCAGTGACGATGATCGAGAGAACCATTAGCAGGCAAATGATCATCAGAATAGGTAAGGGTAATAAAGCAGTTTTTGTCATGGAGTTGACTTTCGTGGAGGCACCGGATTGCCCATTGGCGGCTGCGTTCGAGGCGGCAGCCCGTGCATTGTCCGCACGGAAGTTGGATTTTCTTGTCCTCGTATGCCTCGGAGCGGTTGAAAATGATTTTGCGCTTTCCGGTTTGAGTAAATTCCGAGCGGGAATAGTACCCGTGTAAGGGATGGAAGCAGGCCATGGTTTCTTAGAGCCTGATACCGCCGCGCATTGGATTTGTCCGAGTATTTTTGGATTTGACCCGTGTTCCCTTTTTAAAGTTTGAGCGGGATTTGCCTTTGGACATCTTAGAACGTTTTGCCATGATATGATACCTTTTGGTTCTGGGTTGGTGTCAGTGGGGCCAGTTACATCAAGTAGAGAACTGGCCCCTGTTCGTCAAGCTTGACGATTTTGCCGCGCTTCGCGCGGTATTTTTTAGGTCATAAGCCCTGATCTCCTGAGGGGGCTTTTTCCTTCACGCCTTCCGGCTTTGAAGGAACGGCTTTCAATGGTTCAGCCGGTTTGGATGGCTCCGCTTCGCTCGCCATGTGGGGTTTTGGAAGAAGGCCGAGGCGGATGGCTTCGTCTTCATTGGATGGATCGTCGAGGAATGCAAGCATTTCGCCGGGATCGTTGTTGAACTCCTTGCGGAGTTTTGAGGGTAGAGACATGAACGCCTGCATAGCAGTGTTAACGCGGTTTATGGAGTCGTGATAGTCGGTGACGTTCGAGAAGTCTCCGTAGCCTCCTGGAGCTTTTTGGACATGATTGATCAGGCCAGTTGCCTGATATTTTTTCATGATGTTGTTGATATCGCATTCAGCCTTGAATGATTGTTTTGCCATAGTCGCGGTTGTGAAATGAGCGCGTTTAGGCGTGGAAGGATCATAAGGCTTGCGAATTTTAAGTGTTTGATTTTTCATCGTTTTTTTCTCCTAGTTTAATTTTTTCAACCTGAGTTGAGCAGTGTACGGATTTTTAGATCTGTTATCGTTTATTTCTCCATTTTATGCCGCGTTTATCTGTGTAGCGGCCAGATGGTTGAGTTGATTGTAATCCCTTGCGGTATGAAGCACCCGGGCCTTGAAAAGCCCGGTGTGCAGAGCCGAGACCGAAGGTCTCTCGAGCGCGTTCCATGTACCGCATAATTTGACCTATTTGGCTTTCGTTAAGCCTTAGGTCGGTTTCGGCTTTAGCGGCAGCAGCCTTTGCCGAATTTGCTTGATAGCCAAGAAGAGCAGTCTCTTGGTTAGTTTTGCCGGTTTGGGCGGCAGATTGTGCAGCAGCCATGCGGCTTTGCAGTTGGAGAGCGGTCTGTGTAGCCGCTTGGTCGTTTTTAAGGCCTGTGTCGGCCTTTAAGTTTTCTAGCTGGGCAACCTGCATTTTTTGCGCAATTGCGCTTGCAGCAGCCGTGCTAGCCCCTTGAACCGCGGCTGAGCCGACGTTCTGGGGGGTGTAGGAAGAGCCGGACGCAGACCCGGCTCCACCTTGTTTGTACGCCAATATGGGGTTGAGGCCAGCTTTACGCATGTCCTCCATTCCCCATTGATATTGATGGCGGAGTGTTTTTTGCTGAAATTTTTGCTGAGAGGCAGCAGCACTCTTAGCGGAACTGTTCTGAAACAGTCCGCCGAGCAGTGATGTAGCACCACCTACGATTGAGGAAAGGAGGCCCATTAGAAGTGATCTATCAGACCGGGTACGCTGTAGGTCGGCATCGGCCGCGCACAGGTGTAATCGAAGTACCCGTCAAATAGGAAATGGGGCTCAGTTGGAACCGCAATGACGCGGTCCACTGGTGGAGCATCCTCGATAAATTCCGGCGTGAGTGCCGGAAGTGTCGCGAAGTCTTGGGCAAGGTGCCAAGTATCGAGGGTTTGAGCGAAGGAACTTCGCATTTGGCCGGTGACCAGAGAGGGCTTATAGCGATACTCAGCGAAGCGTTCCTGATATCCGAAGACTCCGTCATCGTCAGGAGTGCCTTGAGCATAGATTTCCTTATTGAGAATCGCTTGCTCGCCAATATGGGCGAGGGCCGGCCAATAGAAGTCAAAACGAGTTTGACGTGAGAACATGCGATTCAGACCTTGTTGGTAGTTCAAGTCTGCACGGACGTTCACCAGTCCGATTAACACACAGTGTTCGGTGAACGATTTGTTAAAACCGTGGTTTTGCATGTTGAGGGTCCCAAGGGCCGCGAGGTTACCCTGAGGGGAAACGGCAGGGTCGGTTGCAGATGTCTGTGCCACAGGGTTGACATTAACTGCTGTCGATCCTCCCCCGAGATATTCAGGTCTCTGCAGACGTGCATCCGGGGAAGTGACATTGAAATGAGCTTTAACGATTTCCGTGTAGCGTGTTCCACCCCGGGCGTCCCTTTCATAAAGTTTTTGGATTTGGAAGGCTTGGCGCAGTTGATTGATGGTTGCTGCAGTTGCATCAGCAAGGTCAGCGTAGATCGCAGGCCAGCCCGGGTGGGCGGGGTCCTCTTTGATATTGAATGTGGCTTCGCCC